AATATACTCCATATTTCTTTACCCATACCCACCGCTTTCATAACTTTACTTAGCATTTTAAGAGTGGCTATAGTTTTACGTTGGCTTCCTCCATAACTTTGAGCTTTTGTTAACTCTACAGGTCTTTTAGCGTCAGGATTAGTTGGGACAGGTGTAATAGGTATAGGTAAACCACCCGCTTGAAATCGTTTAGGTTCATCTTTTTTTAATTTATTATCTTCTGCTTTATCGGTTTCCATAAGCAGCTTTAACAACTCTATATTTCTTTTTAGTATTTCATCTGGAGTTTTTTGAGCTTCTCTATAACGTATGTGTTCACTAGCAGCTATACGACTAGCAATACCAAAACTATGGCCTTGAGCCATTAACTCTTCTATTCTGGCTTTTTTGTCAAACCCATCGTCAACCAAAGGTGGTATTACTGCGGGTGGTGGTAATCTTGATCCAGCCACTAGCTAACCTCTAAGAAACTAGCGGTTACGTGCAAACGGTTGGCAGTAGCAGCGGTGACTTTTAAAACTTCAGACTCTTCTACAACTAGCGGTGCTGTTAATAACTCAACAGTAGTATTGGCACTAACGGCTTTGGTCTTGAATAAACTAAACACTGCACTGGCAGAATCGGTAAGTGTTACTGTAATCGTATCGGCGTTACCGGAATCCTCTGAAACCAATATTGATTTAACAATAGCCGTAGTAGCCGTAGGGCAAGTGTACAGAGTAGTAACTGTAGTAGCAGTAAGATCTACCTTCGCATTCTTGTAGTTGTGTGCCATTAGCTAAAGAACCACCCTGCTGTTTCGGCTTGGGGGGATGTAGAAGCTTGACGTACAGCATTATCCAGTTGATTAAAATAAAGACTAAGAATGTTGTTAAACTGATTAAAAGCATTTGCATCGTATTGTACAGGAGGCAGCGGTAGTTGTGGAGCAACAAAGTCTATGCCATATCGGGTAGTATCAGCCATTATCTTCTCCCATCTGGGCGCATATCAAGCCGTGGCGCACCCCACTGCCATGCTACACCTTCTGCGCTGGATTCTATTTTAACTGCCATTTGCCTTCCTCTTACCCTTACGTTTAGTTGATCGGTAAACGCTTCGATAGGAGAAGTTGCTGTACGAGTGACAGTGCCTGAACTAGAGCCACCTTCTGAAGCAGGTGATGTATACCCTGCTCCTGAGTTTTGTAAAGGAAGCAATGAAAAATCAACCGCAGGGCTATCTGCTGTAGAACCATCAAAGGTTACATCTGGCAGTATGCGGTGTACAAAAGAAAACTGATGACCGTCCTGTAAGTCAAACTGAGCAGACTGTATATGGGCAGATACAGCCGCAGGAGTAGCTGTTTCTTTGTCATCTAGCCCTTTTTCTTGGTCTACAATATTGTTGTTATAAGTGGCTGCTACGGGATAGTCTCGCAGTCCTGAGTCTAGCCAAGCACTGCGGGCCATTGTTCCGTAATACCATATGTCTTGGTCGTAGTTATAGACTACATACCGATCAACGGCAGTTGTGCTGCTAGAGCAGTAAAACCACCACACTTCTCCGTACCCTTCGTTTGTTCCTGTAAAGACCTGAGTGTACTGTTCATCATTAAAGTCGTTAAACACATACTTCTTTACATCACAACGTAAGGATTGAATACGTCCATCGTACTTGTAAAAACCCCCTATACCCATCCAATAAGCAACATTGTTGACGTAAATACAGGCGTTAGGAGAGGCTACTGATATGTTATCGCCCAACATCTGCGCTCCCCATACAATAGGCGCACCTACGTACTGAAGCGAATACATGGCTGTATCTGACCAAACCAATACTTCCTGTCTTCCCTGTATTGCTGCAATAATCTCTGCCCCTTGAGAAAGACGTAAACTACCTGCCTGATTGGTAGCAGAAGGTGTCCAATTACCTGCATCTTCTTGGTCAGACCAACGAACCAACATGGGGTCTAATGTAGAGCTACCTAGTGGGTTAACCCCCATACAGAATACAAAACGGTTAATGTCAGATATAAGTATGTAATTTTGAATAGTTGGGGTATTAGATGCCCCACTAATGGTAGACAACGCTACAGCCCTGTCTGTCCCTAATGTCTTAGTACTAGTGTCCCAGTAATAGATGTTGCTGCCTCTAGCACCGAAAACCAAATCCTCACCAAAGTTACCTTCACTCCAGTGCCTAAATGAGTCTGTAGAAGATCCTCCTACACCCCATGTACTTTCGCCCCAAGTACCAGCACCCCATCCAGTTAAAGGTGCCCAAGTCTCAGGGCCAGTGTTTATCTGGTATTTAGCAGTTACAGAACCGCCTCCAGTAGCCGAGGAAGAAGCCGCAGAAGTAAAGGTAATCGTATAAGTGTTTGCACTCGTATCTTTAGTGATCTGAAACTCGCCAGTTATAGTTATCCCACCAACCGCAGAACCACCACTAAACGTAACAAAATCACCGTCAATATAGCCACCTGCGGCATCTGCTACAGTAACTACGGCTGAACCAGATACTGTAGTAAAAGGATTAGTAAGAGATACCGTAGCTCGTAAAGGGGTAATATCGTAGTAAGAACCCCCTTTTTCTATGTAGTATTTAAGGTTAGTACCTACAGAAACAAGGTTCTGAAGACTCAAAGTATCCCAATTATGTAGAGAGCGTGCTACTCCTAGATAAGTATTAGCAGACAGTCGTTCCCAACCACCTATTTTTTGAGGCAAC